CGAGCCGGCACCGGTTATTGGCGATGTCGAGAAATTGGACCGTCTTTGGCAGGCTCACCCCGAATTGCATGGGGCGTAATGGATGAGCGTAAACCCTGGGAGCAGATGGAGGGCGAGCCCAACCGCTGGTATCAGCGGTTTTCGGCTTTTCGCCTTCTTGGTCCAGGGAGGTCGGTTGAGGCGGTTTTCCGCAAGGAGAGGGAAGCGGCGGGCGGAAAAGGGCGGAAGCCAACCCGTCACTGGTATGGAAATGCTCAGGTGTGGCAGTGGAAACCCAGAGCCGAGGCATGGGATCAGTTTGTTCGAGACGAAGCCGAGGCCAAGTGGCGGGAGCAGATCATGGGCGAGGCCGAGCTGCTGGCCAGGCTCTCACAGATGGCCAGGGGCAACATCGGCAAGTTTGTTAGGATCGGCCCCGATGGCCATATCGACAACCTCAACCAAAGCGAAATCAACGACAACGGGCACCTGGTCAAAAAGATCACGTCCAGCGAGGGCAAAACCAACAGCATTGGTATCGAGTTGCATGACCCGCAAAGCGCCATGCAGATGCTGGGGAAGCACCTCAGGCTCTTTGAAAATCGCATAGAGAACACCGAGCCGGCTTCGGTAGCGGGTGCGTTCGCCCTGCCGGCGGATGTGTTGGCGCCTTCGTTCCTGAGCGTATACCGGGACGTTCGTGATCGCCGGCACATGGAGTACTTGCTCAAGGGCGGGCGCGGCTCCACGAAATCGAGCTTCACGTCGCTCGTATTCATCTACCTGCTGATCAACAACCCCAATGTCCACGGCCTGGCACTGCGGCAGGTTGCCAACACCCTGCGCGACAGCGTCTACAGCCAGTTGGTCTGGGCGATCGAAACCCTGGGCGTGTCGGACAGTTTCCGGTGCCTGACCAGCCCACTCGAAATCGAATTCATCCCCACCGGGCAGAAGATCTATTTCCGGGGCGCAGACAAACCGGAAAAGATCAAGAGCATCAAACCCACCTTTGGCCATATCGGGATCCTCTGGTTTGAAGAGCTCGATCAGTTTCACGGCCCCGAGGCGATCCGAAAAATTGAGCAATCGGTCCTTCGTGGTGGCGATGAGGCCTGGGAATTCAAAACCTATAACCCGCCGCCGACGTCAGCCAACTGGGTCAATAAGTACGTCCAGGTCCCGAAAGCCAACCAGCTCCAGCATCACTCAACCTATCTCGATGTGCCACTCGAATGGCTGGGGCAAGCGTTCATTGACGAGGCCGAACACCTGAAGGCGGTCAATCCGAAGGCGTATCAACACGAGTATTTGGGAGATGTCACCGGCACCGGCGGTCTCGTCTTTGAAAACGTGAGCCTGCGCCGGATCACCGATGAGGAGATCGCCGGATTTGACCGGGTGACGTGGGGTGGTGACTGGGGCTATTATCCGGATCCGGCCGACTTTGGACCCGTCCATTACGATGCCGCCCGGCGTGTGCTGTACGTCTTCGGCGAGTACCGGGCCTGGAAGAAAAGCAATATCGACCTGTTCGCTGAACTCGTGCGAAAACAAGGGCTGCTGCCCAACGATCTGCTGATTCTGGACAGCGCCGAACCCAAGTCAATCGCCGACTTCCAGAAATACAGCGTCGACGGCGTGCCCATGATCGATGACCGCGGCAACCCGAAACTGAAACGAGACCAGACCCCGATTATGCTCTACGGCCCAACCTGCCGCGGTGCCGAGAAGGGCCCGGACAGTGTCAAGTACAGCATCAAGTGGCTGCAGGGGCTCACAGAAATCGTGATCGACCCCGAACGGTGTCCTTATGCTGCTGATGAATTCATCGATTACGAGTACGAGCAAGACAAGGACGGCAATTTCATTTCCGAGTACCCGGACAAAAACAATCACTCGATCGACCGGGTCCGATACGCAACGAACCTCATCTGGCGAAAGCGAGGTCAGTAAATGTTTCAAAGAATTCTGCAATGGATTCGGGAGGTATGGTCAAAAATGATTGGAACCCAGTCAGTCAAACAAGCGCTTCATCTCGACGTCGCTATTTCCGACGTGATGGCCGAGGCCCTGCAGTTGTGGTCGCAGATGTACACCAACGCCTCGCCGTGGCTGTCGAAGGACATCAAGTCCCTCAACCTGCCGGCGGCTGTGGCTGGCGAGATCGCTAGAGCGGCTACCATCGAGATGAAGGTCGAGTTCACCGGCAGTGCCCGGGCCGTGTTTCTACAGAAACAGTTCGAGCGGATCCTGCCAAAGCTCAGGCAGCAGATCGAGTATGGCTGCGCCAAAGGCGGCCTCGTCATGAAACCGTATATCTCAGGCGACGGCATCGCCGTGGACTTCGTGCAGGCGGATATGTTTTTTCCTATCAGTTTCGACAGCGACGGCGACATCACCTCGATCGTCTTTGCCGATCAGCGTCAGGCCGGGGACCGGTTCTATACCCGGCTCGAATTCCACCAGGCCACGCCAGCCGGTGTGAACATTCGCAATCTGGCATTCCGAAGCACGAGCAAGGACAACCTCGGGCAGCAGTGTCCGCTCTCGGAGGTTGCGGACTGGGCGGAGCTACTGCCAGAGGCAACTGTCACCGGCGTCTCAAGGCCGCTCTACGCCTATTTCCGCTATCCCCTGGCCAATACCATCGACCCGACGTCACCGCTCGGGGTCTCCTGCTACAGCCGGGCCGTGGACTTGATCAAGAACGCTGACGGCCTGTGGTCGGACCTGCTGTGGGAATTCGAAAGCGGGCGCCGGGCGCTCTATGCCGATGTCATCGCCTTTGGCAAGGACGCGGACGGCAACCCGATCCTGCCCTACAAGCGCCTGTATCGGGCGCTCAATGGCTCGAGCAGCCTCGACGCCAACCCTGAGGGCCTGTTCCACGAATGGACGCCGACATTCAGGGAAGAGAATATCCTCAACGGCCTGGAGGCTGCGCTCAAGCGCATTGAGTTTGTCTGCGGGCTCGCCGCCGGCACGCTCTCCGACCCCAACCAGGTCGATAAGACCGCCACGGAGATTGCCGCCTCCAAGCAGCGCTCCCAGGCGACGATCACCGATACCCAGAAGGCAATTCGGAGCGCCCTCGAACAACTGATCTGGGCGATGGATGTCTGGGCTGGCCTCGGGCAGCTCGCGCCCAAAGGCACGTACGCCGTCGCCTTCGAGTTTGATGACAGCCTCATCGTCGACAGCGAGGCGCAATTTTCACAGGACAGCCGCACGGTGGGGATGGGGGCGATGCCGAAATACCAGTTCCTGGTGCGCAATTACGGCTTGACCGAGGAGGTGGCCCGGAAGTGGATCGCCGAAACCCAGGCCGAGCAGCCGAAGGATCTGTTTGCCGATACGGAGGAGTGATGTCCTGTAGGTCCAGCCACCGAGAAATCGTTACCGTCAAGTGCCCGGTCTCTGGCCGGGTCTATAAAGTTGCCATGTGTCGGATCTGCCGCCGGCAGCTCGTTTATCGCAACGGCAGCTACCGCCACACCCAGGACCTGATCCTGCCATTTGACCTGGTGAGGAATTCCTAAGCATGCTCACTCCCGACCAGTTCGATACCCTGACCGGGCCGTTGCTGGAGCTCTTTGAGAGCTATCAGCAATCGGTCATCAACGACATCGCCCGCCGGCTGGTCAAAATGGGCGATGTCACGGCAACAGCGGCCTGGCAGGTGCAGCGCCTGTCTGAGTCGGGGGCAATCTACGGTGACATCCTCGACAAACTCGCCGGAGTGACCGGGCGCAGCGAAGCCGAACTCCGGCGCATGTTCGCAGACGCCGGCGTCAAGGCCATGAAATTTGACGACGCCATCTATCGCCGGGCGGGATTGAACCCGTTGCCGCTGAACCTGTCACCGGCGATGTTGGATGTGCTGGCAGCGGGGCTATCGAAAACCGGTGGGATCGTCCGGAACCTGACGCTGTCGACCGCCATCAGCGGCCAGAACGCCTTTATCGAAGCCGCTGACCTGGCGTACATGCAAGTCAGTACCGGGACCATGAGCTACACTCAGGCCATCAGGGAGGGCGTGAAGCGGGTCGCCGGCGATGGGCTGACCGTGATCCAGTACGCCGGCCGCGCCGATCAGCTCGACGTCGCCCTGCGCCGGGCGCTCTTGACCGGCATCGGGCAGACCACCGGCGAGCTGCAGATGCGCAGAGCCGACGAGATGGGCTGCGATCTCGTGCAAACGACCGCACACGCTGGCGCACGGCCCGCCCACGCCCTCTGGCAGGGCCAGGTCTTCAGCAGAAGCGGGACCCATCCCCACTATCCACCCTTCGTCGAAACCACCGGCTACGGCTCGCCTGAGGGCCTGCTGGGGATTAACTGCCGGCATCACTTCTACCCATTCTTCGAGGGAGTGTCTGAACCCGCCTACGACCCGGCGGAGCTTGAAGATATGGCTGGGCGCACCGTCACCTACAACGGGCACCAGATGCCGCTCTACCAGGCCTCCCAGCGCCAGCGCGCCATCGAGCGGAGTATTCGTAATGCCAAGCG